CGGCTATGGCTTGTTGTGGCGTTGAGCTTTGCAGAATGGACATTAAGCGTTGATTTTCTTGCGCTTTGCGTTGCTGTTCGGCTTGTTGTTGGGCAAAATTTGCCGCGCCAGTAAAACCCGCCTGACGGTAGCCAGCATCAGGCGCACCCATCAATGCTCTATAAGCGCCTGGCATATCTTGTGGCTCTGCGGGTCTTGGTGGGCCAGCAACATCAGGCGGCAATACTTCCGCTGGCCTGTCCTGCATGTTTTCATTAAACCCACGTAAGGCATCGGCTACAGCTTGCTGTCGTGTAGTTTGTAGCTGTCTTAGCTCATCTTCTGCCATTTGTTGACCACGAATACCACCAAAGCCACGCAGTCCAGCAGCTAAATACTCAAGCGCATGGGGCGCAACAAATCTACCCCCTACCATCCTGCCTTGTGGGGCTTGCGCTTGGGCTTGTTCGCCGTAGCGTCTGCGTCGTGCGTCTATTAGCTGTTGTTCTAGGTCAAAGTCTCTCATCGGAATAACCCTCTAGCCCCTTGAATCATTGAACCGCCAGCACCAGGCAGTCCAGCCAAACCCATGCCTAAGCCAAACAATCCCCCCATCATCCCACTACCTGCGGCTTGGTCAGCGTTGTATGCGTTCATTTGTGCGTTGTAGCCCATCTGTGCAGCGCCTAGCATATCAGGCCCTTGTGTGGTTGCCTGTTGTGCAAACTGTTGAAACTGCGGGGCTTGTACTTGGTTTCCTGCGCGTAGGGCATTTATCAAATTAAGCGGTCGGTCTTGCAGATAAGCCTGTTCTTGAAGTGCGGCAGCACGGTTAGCTTGGTCAAGGTTTATGCCTTGTAATGCGGCCTGCAGTCTCAAGTCGTTAGCTTGCTGGCCTTGTATTGCCATCTCACGCGAGAAAGCATCCGAGCCTAGTCCAATGCCAGTGTTCGCCAGTCGTTGCCGCGTGGCTTCTTCTTGTGACTGTAGTTGTGGATTAAGCCTTGCTAGTAACGCTTCTTGCGCGGTCTGGCCTACGTCAATCGCTCGTTTGGGTAATGCACCAACGTCTAATTCTGGGTTTTCAAATATCGAGCGTACACGATCAAAGCCTAAATTAGCCACCTCACCATACTTACGGTTCAGGGCAAGTTGTTGGTCTAACGCGGCCTGTGCTTCAGGCGTAAGTTCAACGGTTTGCTCCCATCCTGAATCTGGGTCGTATTCCATGAAGTCTTCGGGTCTTGGTGCGCTACCGCGTTGAGTTTGTGTCGGTGTTACCTCAACTATAGTTCCTGCGGGCCCGTTTCTAAACCATTGATTGCCTTCTTTCCAAGCACCCTCTGGAACCTCTGTTGAGGCCATGCCTTGCACCGCTTTGTTGTAAGCGTCGTAATTTATTTTGCCGAACGGGTTTTGTCGCCAAGTTAATCTTCCCCACGGTGTTATCTGGTTAGCGCGGTTTGCTCGAATTGCTGCGCGGGTAGCTTCTAAGTTACCTCGTGCTGTTTCTCGTGCGGCTGATTCGTAGTCGGGTGGAGGCGGTGCAGAACCGCCTTTCCCGCCTTCCAGTGTGGCAAGGCGTCCATCTGGCCTTTTTCTAAAAGCCATGATTGGCAGGTCAGGAAAATCAGTTAGATAACGCATATTTACCCCTCAAATACTTACATTCATCCCGAAACATTCGGAACAATAGAATGTCGCCGTCAGGGGTTGCCTGCGTCAGAGTACATTCTAACTTAAATCCCATTTTTATGTTAAGTTTTATCGCTTGTTCATTGTTTGAATTTACGCTTGCGGTTATCCGTTTTGCCCCAACATGGTTAAACGGGTAATCGTAAATCACCGACAAAAATCTTCTGTTTGCCCAATCACCTTCACCAGCAATATGACAAAACAAATTCGCCCCGTTCCATTCTTCGTATAAAACACCAGCATTTATCTTCCCGTCTTTCATCTGCCCTATCGCAGTAGCCCGTCCTGGTAGCCAAGTTCCGCCCGCACGTTCAAACACCCACGGTCCTATAACTTCAGCGTCAAAGAACAGAGTTGGACGACTGGAAGAGATAATCGACATTATTAAACCTAACTTCAGCGCCGTTATTCTGTACTTTCAACCTTAAAGATGCACTATTTGCCACCGCGCCTACTGTATTCCATCCGGTAATCGGTCTCAATCCACCGCCCCAAACCATCGACCCCCATACCATCGAACTCCACACCATGCCCGTAGGCGGCGTGAAATTCAATGTACCTTGAGCGTCTTGGGCTAGGTAATCAGTATTCAGTCCGTAAAGTACCGAAGGGCTGCCAGTCGTTAAAATATACGGCCTGACCATCGTGAAATACTTATTGAAGGCTTTGTTACCGAAGTAATTAAAGGCAGGTAAGCAGTCAGCTTGTATAGGTGTCGTGTTGTCTAAGTCGCCCACCCATGCCTTATAAACCCGTGTATTGTCTGCGTAGTACAGTCCAGTCGAGGCATGTAGTAGCACGTTAGCGTTCCAGCCGACAAACTTTGTCCATGCGCCCGTGATCGTGTTTTGTGCGTACTGATAATTCCCGCCGGGGTTTGGTACGTTCAATAGCATCATGTTCGCGTCAGGGTAGAGCGTCAGTTGCCAGCCAAACGACGAGCCGTAGGAGTTCGCTGCAATAGATACGCTATTCTGTATCTTGTCAGTCAGGGCTACTGTCCTATCGACACTTGCCGACAAAAGACCGCGCCCCAACGGGAAAACACCTTCTGTGGTGTTGACTGCCAAGTCACCGCCGTACTTTTCAGCACATCGACGGCCAAGCGGTTTACCTAACTGAAACACGCCCACTATTGAAAAATCACCACCCGCGCCGGGGTTGCTGCCTCTGTAAATCGCCACTTCGCCCATCGTTGAAATAACGACGAAATGGTCATCAGCACCCGCGCCAGCGTCCACCGTCCATGTATAGCAAGCCATAATCGCCCCGCCATCGCGGAAAATGGCACTCATATCAAGCGTACCCACTGCCCCGCCTACTTGGCCAACGGGCAGGAATACTACCTGCATGCTGTTTTTGACCACAAAATACAAGCGTGACTTAAACACGCACACATGCACCAGGTTAGTTGTCGTCACTCCGGTTATTGAAGGCGTTGACGCTCCATCTATTGCCGTCCATGTCGTGCCGTTAAATAGTTGGGGTCTGTCTTGTCCGTTCACAAAGTACAGAAAAGACCCACCCGCAGTAGTCACGTTAGCGTGCTGCCATTGTGCTGAAGTCTGCCCGGTCACGACTGCCGCGCCAACCGCTCCAGCTGTAGTTACGTCGAAAATACCCGTACCCGCTGCGGCGAACAGTTTTGCCCCGCCACTTGTCGGCAAATACTCCACTAACGTTTGCACCGGGTTAGTAAAGCCTGTCACATGGTTAGTGCTGCCTTTTCTTACCCCTACATAGGAAGGGTATGGCCACCAGTTATCTAGTATGAGCGCATATTGCGGCTTCATATCAGCAATGCTGTCTCGGTCATTTAGACCGCCAACCGGGGCAGGTATTGAGGTAGCTCGTGCTGTTGCCATTATTTGACACCCATCAAGCCCATAGGCTGATTGTTGCGCTCTAGTATTCTAAGCAGTCTTTCTTCACCGGGGAATACGACAAAGTTTGATGTACCACCAGTAGCGCGTGAGCCTGCGTCTAAGTAGCGAATGCCAGGTATGCCTTGTGCGCGCAAATAAGCAGCTGCCGCCTCTGGCGTCATTCCTTTTCCTACTTCATCTCCAAAGCCGCTTTGCATGTATTGATGCAAACTTTGACCTGTTTTTTGTTTTGGGTCGTCATACCATTGTTTCGTTTCTTTATATCTAGCCAATGCATCTTTGTAAAATTGTGATTTTTTGATGGCTTTTTGTACGTCCGGCGCTTGTTGACTAAGCGGCTTATCCCAATCCAGCATACGGGCTATGGTTTCATCGGGTAGGTCTACTTTGTAGAGGGAGCCCGCTATTGCATCGCTCGCACTCCGCGCGGCGGGAAGTTCGGCCCTGATCCGTTGACGGAATTGTTCAATGTACGGTGATGGCCCCGGCTTGCCCATCAACTCTGCAAAGTCATCAAGCCCACGCGCGCCGCCCTTTGTCTGTGCCGCAAATTGCGAGTAGGTGTTGGCAAACTCGGGCGATATTCCGGCCTCTACTAGCTTGGCCTCGATGTGATCTGGCCTGAAGTTCGTAAGGGTGTCCCTGTACCTTGTCGCCACATCCGGCAACTCGGTAACATATATCCCATGCCCATAAGACTGTGCGCCCTCGCCTGTGTTTATCTTGGAAGCATCAAACGCTTCAAATTTATGTGGGCTTCCATGCCATACAATCGCACCCCTCTGTCCACCATACCCAAACGTGTTCAGGGTTCGTGGTGCGGTTAGGTTTTCCAGTCCTCTATTTGCAGCAGCGGCTATTTGTGGGGCTTTCGCTGTTGCTGCCATAGGTACTATCATGCCCAAAGTTTCCCCTGCCAGCTTGGGTATGCCATCCTCAACGGGTACGGTCAAGCCCATGTTTTCCATCCATTGAGACCCACCTACAGGCGCTTGGGGAATGGGCATGCCTACTTTACGAAGTCCAGCGGCTATTAAGTCCACCGGGGCAGACACACCACTTGCTACACTGTTTGACGCGCTTTGTACGGTATCGCGTAGGGCTTTAATAAGGGCTTTTTTGTCCATGACTAGCTCGGAAAGCTGCCGTCCTGCACGTTCCACTCAGTCAGCAATATATTACGTGGCAAACCGCCGAGTGTAAGTTTTTGCGCTGATTTGTCCTGAGCCTTAATCGTGTCAAGCATGGTTCTAAACTCTGCCAAGTCAAAGCTCGCATCCAGTCCTTTAGAGGCTTTCCATTGTACCTTTAGTCCCGTCACCATCAGCGAATCGTCAAATATCGCTTTGTCAGTGTCGGCTGCGTAGGTGTAGCGAGTAACCCCGCCACCTGCATCAATCCAGTTTTTTGAAATGTAGTAAAAAGACAGGTTTAAATCACCCGTGGGCGGGTCAACCTCTAGGAAGTTGTCAGCAATTCTGAAGCGTAGGTTCGGACCATCGCTGATAATCGCTGATTTATAAATCTGCCATTCTTGAGTGGTTGCAGGCCCTATGAGCGGCCATTGTGACGTTCTATCCCATTCTGTCTGGGGTATTTGTCGCAACCAGTCACTCGGTAGGGCATATTGTTCCTGCCCTTGAACCGTAGTAAAGCTATATTCAGTATTCAGCCTTTGCCACTCGTACTGACGGGAAAGGTCTCGCCCTAGTCGGTTGACTAAGGCAAGTAGTTGTATGATCTGCGGGTCATTGTTCCCGATAACCAATGTCGGGCGGCTTACACCCAGTTCACCAGTAACCTGCTGCACTAGCTCAAGCAGGGTGTAATTCATAGTTAGCCCTCGACGGTTTCGGTTTCTTTACG